AAGAAAGTAACAATACCCGCAAGAAGGTATATGACCAAGATCGCGATGGGTATGCAGAACAGGGTTGTCGGAATCATGATGAACACCATTAAGACGGAGTTAAAACTTAAATGAGCAAGCCAAAAGAGATTCTTGCACAGATTGTCGCGCAGTTACAGGCTGACGCTGACCTTTCTTTCATCCCTGATGGTCTTATTTTCAAGGGATATAGAGAAGGTGTGACGACGTTCCCTTGCATCTTCGTTGAGCCTATCGCGTCCACAGAGGACGATTATTCCTATCCCGTTGAGCGTTTACGGATGAGGTTCGAGGTTTACGGACTTGTTTCTGTCAACAATGTTGACCTTCAATGGACGGGCGACGATTCCACGCGCGGGGTCATGGACGTTGAGAACGCGATTAAACTGGCGATTGATGCCGATAGGACGCTCGCGGGCAAGGCGATCCACACAGACATCATTGGGAGCGAGTACAGAAGCACAGAGGCATATCCGATCAAGTTCGTGGTCATATCAATAGAAGTTCTGTTTTCACAGACATTAAACACAAGGTAAAAAAGGAGAAGCAACAATGTTCAGGTCAGCGCAGAAGGTACTGTTAGCGAAAGAGGAATCGGTTTACGGGACAGACCCTACGCCGACAGTTGTAGCCAATTCAATCGAGGCGAGGAACATCAAGGTTAATTATCGCGGGGACGTTTTAGAGCGTCCGATTCAGGGCAACGATCTCTCTCCGTATGCTCCTGTCATGGGCAAGCGGTGGATTGAATGCTCGTTTGAGGCTGAAATCAAGGGTTCTGGTGCGGCGGGTACTGCTCCGCGCCTGGGCGACTTGTTCGAGGCTTGCGGGTTCGCTGAAACGGTTGCCGCAGGTGTCAGCGTTGTTTATAAGCCGTCTGGTGTGGTTGCCAAGTCAATCACGATGTATGTGTACGACATTCCCGACAGCGGTTCAGCAAGGTTGCACAAATTGACCGGGTGTCGCGGAACGGTCAATCTTCGTGCCGAAGCGGGTCAGTTGGCGGTTGCAGAGTTTCAGTTCAGCGGGATTTATAACGCTCCGGCTGACGTTGCCGCGCCTGCCGCGCCGACGTTCGAAACAAGCCTGCCTCCCATTGTCCAGAGTGCCGCGTTCACGATCAACAGCATTGCAACGCTTATCGCCCAATCGTTGAGCATTGACGCGGGTGTTGACCTTGTGCAACAGGACGACATCAATTCTGCCGGAGGGTTGAAGGGTTTTCAGATCATCGGGCGTAAGCCGACAGGTTCTTTCTCTCCCGAAGCCGTCACGGTTGCTTCGTATGGTTGGTGGGCAGATTGGCTTGCCGCGACACAGAGGGCGATGTCTTTGGTCATTGGTTCAGCCGCAGGGAACAAATGCACGATTACAGCACCGAATGTCACGGTTGACCAGATCAGCGAAGCCGACAGGAACAGCATCACAGTTGACGAGGTTGCTTTCCGTTGCAATCGCAACGCTGGTAACGATGAACTTGTTTTGACTTTTGAATAATTGAAGGGTTCACAAACTAACCATAAAGGGGATCAAATGATTATCGGCATCGACATCAACGAAACAACAGAGTTCATTTCCGAAGTTGAAGCGGGACAGGACAACCCGACAAAGTTTGTTCTTGGCTTATTGACCAACGAGCAGAAGTTAAGGCTCGTTGGAAATGCCATTCATTCCGACGGCACAATCGACAATATGCGTCTGCAAGAGGACGCTGTTTCAATCGCGAAGATTGGTCTAAAGGGCATCAAGAATATATGGGACAAGAAAGCGGGCAAGGCTGTTGATATTAACGTCATTGATGACGCGACGATCAACATGATTAACCTTCAAGTTCTGTATGAGATTGTTGGTCAAATCCTCAAGATTAACTTTGACGCAGGGGATTTAAGAAAAAACTAACATTGGCGGTCTGGTGTCTGTTTAACGATGTGGATTGCAAGAAGTGCAACGACACCTTAAAGAAGATTAGAGGCTGTGAATCGGATATACCGCCTATCACGATTGAAGGACAGAGGTTGACGCGGTGTCCAATGAACCGCGTGGGGATGGTCGAGGACGTTCTGCTTGAGGCTTATGTCCTGTATGAAAAAGGGTTCATGCCGATTGATGGCGGGTGGCTCAAGCAGACGGCAAGGTACACGCTGACGATGAATCTCATTGACAACCTCTTTGGTCACTTTCGACGCATCGAGGATGAAAAAGCAGAGGCAAAATGGCGAGCCAAGAAATAAATATCAGACTATCACTCAAGGACGATCTTTCGGTCAACCTAAAAGGTGTGACCAAGACGCTTGAGAATGTTGGCGTTGCGGGTCAGAACTCTGGCAAGAGGACACAAGAATCGTTCAAAGGTGTCATTTCACAAGCCAAGTCGATGATAACTCCGTTTAGGCAGGTCAGTTTCGTCATCGGGGCGACACTTGGCGCGGCGGCGGCGGCTGTGATGAATGTGTCCGCGAACCTCGACCAACTCGACAGCGCGGCAAGTAAGACGGGCGTTTCGTCAGAAGAACTCTCACGGAAGTTATACGGATTCAATATCGCAAGCCAATCCATGCGCGAGGGTATCAGCGCGACAAAAGGTGCGTTGCAGAGTATGCAGACAGCCTTTGTTGGTGTCGGCGGTGCGGTTGGTTGGGTTATTGGCAAGATTGATTATGCCGCGAAGTATTGGGGCGCACAGATTGCTTCCATGCAGACGGGTGTCAAGCCGGGCGACATCATGTCTGAAATGGCATCACAGAAGCCTGTCACGAATGAAAGCATCACGCTTGCCGCAAATACATCGGAAGAAATCAAGAAGTTGTCCTTGTCCGAGCGCAAGTTCAAGGAATACCAGTTGGAGCAGACCGTTGCGGCATACCGCAAGGCAGGGATGAGCGAGGTTCTGATCGCGGATTATGCCAACGCGCAGAAGATCACGCTTGAGGTCGAGAAGAACAACGAGATAAATAAGAACGCCGCATCAAGATTAAAGATTGAAGGACAGACAACAAAAGCGTTCCAGATCGAGCAGAATATCCAGTTGTCCAATTATGTCAAGGTTTGGGGTCAAGACGGCGAGGCGATGCAATCTTTCCGCAAGTTACAACAGGCGCAGTTAAAAGAGTTCCAGTTCAATGCTTCTGGTATGGGGCAGGTCATGAAGCAGGTCGGAAGTGCCATGACCACATCATTAGGCGCGGCTTTCGTGGATGCCATCAAAGGGTTCAAGAACATGAAAGAGGTCGCACGGGATTTCGGGAACACGCTTATCAGCATCATCATGACAGCGATTGCCCGGCTTATCCTTATGAAAACCATAGGCGCGGCGTTAGCACCGATGACAGGCGGGGCAAGCCTAATGATGTTTCATCAAGGCGGTGTCGTCCGTAAGGCTCACAGCGGTATGCGTATGGGCAACGATGAAGTGCCTATCATCGCGCAGGCAGGCGAGGGCATCATCAGCCGTAAAGGTATGAGGTCGCTTGGCGCGGAGAACTTTAACCGCGTCAATCGTGGCGAGGGAACTGGTGGCGGTCAGCAGGTCATTGTCCATATGCCTATTCAGGCGTGGGATTCACAAGACGTTTATCGCAACCGCAAGACGTTATCTGCAGGGATCATCGAAGAATTAAGGCGCAACGGGGATTTCCGTGGCGCAGTTCGTCAATATAGATGAGGTGTTAAATGGCTTCTGATTTAACTTTGCAACCAGACTTTGTTTTGACAGAGGACATCAAGTTCCAGACGCTTGTTTCATCGTTTGAGAACGGGGTTGAACAGCGCAGACAGAAGTGGTCAACACCTTTGCGCTCGTTTACGCTCAAGTATACAAACCGCATCGGTGACGAGATGGAAGTCATAAAAGACTTATTTACAACCAAATGCGGTCAGGCAAACACGTTCACATGGACAAATCCGAATGATGACGTTGAGTATGTCGTTCGGTTTAATGATGATTCGTTCCAGTACGACCTCAAGGCGTTTAATGTTTACGACTTCGAAGCAAAGATAACACAGGTGAAATAATGCGCGATCTTGACGCGGCATCTACAACAGAGAAGAACGCATCAGCAAACAAACCGATATTCCTTTACACCATCCATGACTATGACGGTGCTGACGGGAATTTATACTTCGCGGAGCATGACGCTGACGTTGTGTTTGACGGCGTTACTTATTCCAAGTTCCCAATCAAGCATGAGTTTACGACGGAGAACACACAGAACCAGATTGACGCTGTAAGCCTGTCCGTCGCAAACGTATCACGATTGATTGAAGCGTATCTGATGAACTACGACCTGCGGGGCAAGAAGGTTGACATCATCATGGTATGGGCGAACAG